TTCCTGATTCTGGCGCACCTCTAGGTATTGCAGCACCAGTAGCTGCCACAGGTGCTTGTAGTTGCGTAGCGGCTGCTACAGGTGCTTGGGTACTCGTTAGCATACGCTGTAACGTATCATACTCAGGCGTAGTCATAGGCGACTGTGCAGCCAAAGCTTGTGCCCTTTCTAAGGGTGCGCTAGACATTGGTAAAGGTGCTGCTGCTCCTGTGAAAGCCCTAGGCGCTGCTACGTTAGTTGTACGTGCCTGAGGTAAGAAGTTGTCCTGAGTAGCGGCTGTGGGCTGTGTAGGCGCTGGTTTAACTAAAGTAGGTATACCTGTAGCTTGGTCGTAGCTAAATACACTACCATCTTCTGCTGTATACCTAAAGTCACTTCCTGTGCCAGTGCTACTTGACTCTCCACTAAGCATACCACCAGTATTGTTAAGAAGAGGAGGTGCCCATGCAGGACGCTCGGTATTAGGGTCAACCTCAGATATTTTAAGTTCACCTAACTTTACTGCTTCTTCACCTTCTTCTACCTCACCTGTATCAGGGTTAACAGTAAATGTACCACCACCGCCACCACCAGCACCTTCTTTAATCTTGTTATCATCAGTGCTTACCCAGTTACCAGAACCAGCAGGAGACTCTACACCGCCTGTGTCGCCATTACGGGGGTCGCCTCTGCTGTCTATTCCTTTCTTTGCGTTATCTACATGATATTTCTCACGTGCGGCATTGACCATAGATTTAATAGTCTCACCCTCAGGTAAACCATTTTTCATAAGGTCGTTATAATTATTTTTTACCTGATTATTCATTCCGTACTGTGTTTGGTTCCAAAGGGCTTTACCAGCATTAAACAACTGTCCAGCTATTACACCTTGAGGGCCACCTGCCTTGTTATAAGCATTAGGGCCTTTCATAGCTTCATAAGTTCCTGTAGGGTAGTTAGTTCCTGTGGGTGATCTTGTAGTCTTTATTTTCTGGCCGTAGCCGCTTCTTTGTTCTGGCATATTCTTATTCCTCTAAGGCTTTATAGGCCAGTTAATTGCTGTTGGAAAATCAGCCTGTGTTGTTAGGTTACGCAAAAGAGTTCTGTAAGCTGTCATTTCAATAGTCATAGTTACGTCAGAGTTTCCTGTCCAATCGGTAACTGCAAGTAGACCATTACGCTTCTCACGCACTGCTGCTGCCACTTTAGCTAGTTCACTTGCTGTGTATGCAGCTTCATGTTCTGCTTTAGTAGTTGTCACACCATCGACTGTAGTGTCTGAGAACTTGTCTACGACTGCCCAACCTTCTACCCAGTTGTTCAAATCATCTTGCACTGGGGCAACAGAGCTAACCTGCTGTAGTGCTGTACAGCTAGGCTGTGGTGCTGCGAGTACAGGGTCAATGTTGAGATGGGTGCAAACGTCTGCGTCCCAAACTCTAGGGAATGACGTATTGCTATTAGCTCGGCGAATCTCACCTTGAGTGCTAACTTCTGCTGTTGTTTTATTTCTGTAATTCATAGTTGATTGTCCTATGCGATTGCGTAAAATACATATGTCGCTGACGACACATTGATGTTAGTTGCTGCTACTTGATTGACAATAAACCCAGAGTTATGTGGGTCTACTGAATCGTCATTAGTTACTTGTGCTGCGTTAGTGTTTAAACTTAGGTGTGGGTCGTTACCAGCAACAATTCCACGAACAGAATCCCACACATACCAATCCCCTGCTGCATTAGTACGCTTGATTAGGACGAACCTAGCTCCTGCTGAAAACCCACATGAAATTGTCTGGCTAGAGCCGTTGCCAGTGTAGTAGCCGACTTTACTAATACCAGCTAATGAGGCAAATAGATAAAAAACAAAGTTATCTCCATTAGAACTGCCGTCATTTCCATAATGAACACCAAAAACTGTGTCAGTAGGAGCCGAGTTCCAGTAAGCAGAGGACGGCCCGCTAATAGCTTGAGTGTCGTTTAAATATAGATTATACCTGTAGTCGTAGGGAGATACGTTAGGCATAACATCCCAATAATTTGTCCTAGACCTGTCTTTTTTAATAATAAGTTCTGGCACAACACCTAAACTATGATTTAAAGTTCCGTATGTAAAAGCTCTTTTATCACAAACCACATCCATATAGCCTTTTGCCCGTTTCCACATCCAAGAATAATTTGTAGACGCTAAAGCAGCAGAGTACCAGCCGCTTTGATAGTCAAAAGCATAAGAAGAATCCGCCTGCTCTGCCCCAGTTCCATCAGTTTCTAGGTATCTTCCTCCTGTCAAGCGTGAGGCTATTTTTCTATTATCACCACCTGTATTTGTCCAAAAAGTCATATCTACTGGAAAACCAGAGTTAAACGCAGGAACATCTGAGCCGTTGCCATTATCAACAGCAAACACATCAGTAGCCGCTTTTGGCTCTTTCATCATGGGCGCACGTATGGCCATCCACACATATACAGCCCCATTTGTGTTAGACAACGCTGAACCATCTTCCAAATAAAACCCGTTAGCGTTAGGTGAAATTGTTTCTCCAACAGTGAACAAGGCTCCTTGTTCTGCGGTATCTGTGTTAGCTTCTAGGTAGCCACCACGCATATTATCAATTATATGCCAATCACCTAAATCAGTAGTTTTCTTTATCATTACAAACTGAGGTTCCCACCCTAAAGAAATCTGTTGTGTACCACCGTTACCTGTATAACTCCCACACTTGATCATCTGATCGTCTGCATCTTCTGATGAGTTGTCAGCGAAAATGTAGGCTACGTATGTTCCGTTAAAAACAGACCCTGCAGTAAATTGCGTATCAGTCGGGGCTGTATTATTCCAAAAATTAGCATTTGGCCCTTGTCCTCTACCATTACCATCTAACTCAATCCAGTATTGCTGTGGATTTGTGCCATTATTAAGACCTTTGTGGTACGTGTACCAATTATTTGACCCATTAGTTTTCTTAGTCATAATCATGGCTGGAACAGACCCAAGATTATGACTAATGGTTTGATTAGAAGAACCATTTGCAGTGAAGGTTACAACATCAAAGAACTTTTCTTTCTTGCGGAATGTCCACGAGACGTATTTAGCTCCATTTAAATTACCAGCACTTATATTACCTATCGAAAACCCATTTGAATTAAAGGACGATATACCCCCGTCACCTTCATTTTGACCATTAGTTTTATTTGAATATACCCTACGCCCACCACCTCTTACAGTATCTCTTAAATAATGATCTTGTCCGTCTGGTGGCTGAGGGTGTACTCTCAGCTTCTGCCAAACCATACCACCTTCACCCGCAAGGTCTATGCCGTTGTTTATAGTCTGACTAGAATCCTTACCATCATACAAATCTGTACTAAACACATCTGCCACATCAGTCGCACCACCGCTTGGGCTAGTGCCTAACAACTTCTTTTCAATAGTCATAAGTTACCCCATTGCCTGACCAGCAACAATTCCATACCAAATAGTGCCACCATCTATAGTTGTGAACGTAAGTATGTCAATTCCTGACGCTGTTAGCGTAGGGGCTGTTGCTGCCGCCCAATCCACAGCAGAGGGCCACGTAATTGTGTATGCTCCTCCATTAGTTAGTATTAAACTAAAACTACCAGCAGAACCAGAAGCAGGTGGGTTGCTAAATGTAATTGTTACTGACCCAGAGCAAGTCTTTGTAAAAACATTGCCTAATGTTAGGTTTACATCATTAGCACCCATTGCCACCTTGGTTTCCGCATAGTCTTTTAATACTGGACGCTGTACAATCTGATCAGCCATATTGACTAATCCAGACATAGTGCCACCACTTTTAGGTAATGCGTTAGTAGCTAAAACACCATCAGCAGCTACGTCCCTACCATCTATAGTAGAGTTAGTAGTCACGGCTCCTGTAAAAGCACCTCCACCCTTAGGCATAGCATTGGTTGCTAAAACACCATCAGCAGCAACATCACGACCATCTATGGTAGAGTTTGTAGTTACAGCACCGCTAAATGCACCTCCACCCTTAGGCATAGCATTAGTAGCTAGGACACCATCAGCAGCTACATCCCTACCATCTATAGTAGAATTGGTAGTCACAGCACCGCTAAAGGCTCCACCAGACTTAGGCATAGCATTGGTTGCTAAAATACCATCGGCAGCTACGTCCCTACCATCAAAGGTTGAGTTAGTAGTAACGGCTCCTGTAAAGGCTCCACCACTCTTAGGCATAGCAGCAGCACTAGCAGCCGTAGCAGCAGCATTAGCAAAAGCTGTAGTAGCTATTTGTGTAGTATTAGTTCCTGCGTTAGCTGTTGGAGCAGCAGGTACACCTGTAAACGTAGGCGCAGCTATATTAGCTTTAGTAGCGGAAGCTACTTGAAGGGCGTCAAACTCAACATTAAACTCAGTACCTTTAATAGTCTTAAGTGGGTTGCCTGAGGCTAACGCATCTTTTGATGCAAAGTTTGTAGTTTTAACATAATTAGACATTTATAGTACCTTACCTTGTTTAGCATAAATTGTTAGCCTTTGTAGACTCATGGCAGAACCATTTATAGGAGCGTTAAAGCCAATTTGTAGAATGTTTCCTGACCCTTGTGCTGGTGATGCTTGGTCATTTACTAAGATACCGCCACTATACTCAATAAGATTAAATTCAGATATGTTATACTCAGCTACAGCACCAGCGTCTAAAGTAAAAGTTTCTGAAAATACTGCTGGCTGATATTCATAACCTACCTGTAGTGAAAATGTCTGACCTGATATACCTACAGTAGTGGCAGATACTTTCTTTATTATTTTGTTTATATCAGATAGTCCTAGATCAAAATAATTACTAGCATAAGACATTACATATGGCTGTCCATTGTCTCTGTGTTCTGTGTAAGTAGCTATTCCATCTATCT